TTAATAGTTTTCCATAATATCAGCTACACTTGATTTCATTTTCTTTGTGACATGCGTATAAATTTGGGCAGTAGTTTTAGCGTCTGCATGTCCTACACGTTCCATGATTGATTTTAGCGGCACGTTATTCTCTGCTAGACGGCTAATAAGAGTGTGACGGAAGATGTGGCTAGTAAGTTTTTTTGTAATTGGGTCTTCCAATCTTTCATTAGCTTTTTTTAAAGCTAAGTTGAATGAGTTAGTCTGAATTGGAACACCGTTTTTTGTTGTAAAAAGGTATCCCATATCTCTATATCTATGATTTGTATTTTTTTCTAGTTCGTTCATAAATTCTAACTCTTGTAGAATTTCAAGTTCTCTACTTGTCATGATGGTTTCACGATAAGAAGCTAATGTCTTTGGTGCTGTCTTTTCCCCGTTACGATATCCTTCTGTATGATCAAATGTTCCGTGCAACTGCAATATTCTTGACTTAGATTCGTAGTTGCACGGCTCAATGCTGACAGCTTCACCGATACGACAACCGTTCAAACTGATAAACTCAGCCAACAAACCAAGACGGTAAGTGCTAGGTCTTCTGTACAATTCTTTCAATAATGGTTTAATTTCATCTTCTTCAAGATATTTTTCTTCAGCCTTTTTCCAGTCTTCAAGAGTTTTCTTTACCCTTGGGAGTTTAGCACGTCTTGCAGGATTATCTTGGATAATATCCAAACCAACAGCATAATCAAATGCTAAGTTTAGCATAGACTTATTACGCTCTTTTTTATTCCTAGAGCAATCTAGGTTATCGAGATAATTCTGAACGTATTTAGGATCAATATTCACTACTTTAACACCTATTCCAAAAGTTTCCCTTATCTCTTCGATGTTACCCCTCAGAGAAGCTACAGACGACCTTTTAAGTTCTTTCTTATAAAACGCCCACCATTCATCTAAAAGTTCCGTGAAAAGTAACTCAGAGGCCTTTAATTGCGCTATTTTTTCTGTTATTTTTTGTTCAAGGATTTTTCGAGCTGCTTTATAAGCTCTTGAATTATCCTTCTCCATAGTAACGGATACAGGTTTCCATGTTCCAGTGTAAGGATCTTTATAATTTTCACGAAATTTGAATTTACCGTTATCAGTTTCTTCTATCCACATTTGTTTTTTACCTCATTTTTTGTTAAAATGAGTATAAGAAAACGACCTATTTAATGGTTGTTTCTTATACTAGATCCGCCTCACGCTCGCACCGACCAAAGTTGAACGTGTGGCTTTTTTATTTTACTTGATTTTCTCAAATACCATTGTAGCTTGTATTCTATCTCCGCCACCAAATCCTTTACTGCCACCATTTGATGTGGTAATAGTGTGTAGGCGATATCCTTTTTTTGCTTGCTTATTAATAACATTTTCAAGTTCAGTTAAATTTCCTGAGCCTGTTCCTATAAGCTTTTCTTTTAGTGTAACTTGTAGCACAACATATTCATAATTTTCGCCAGAAGCAGTTGAAACAGTACTAGCTTCTTTTACATTGTCCAAAAATCCCATGATAATCTCCTTTAACCTATTAAAGTATAATATTCATCAATAACCATGACTTCATCGGTCGTGGTCTTTAAATTATGTCTTTGCATAAAAGACAAGTAGTTAAACTCATGTTTGTCTTCTACTTTGTCAAATTCATCTTCAAGCAAACACCTGATCATATGTCTATTTGCCTGCAATTCAAATTCTTCATGACGCCTTTGATATTGGCCAGAATCATGTTCAATATGTCCTAGTTCATGAAAAATAACTTTCTTTTTTGACTCATCGGATAATGCTCTATTAACGAAGACAACTTTTATTTCATCAATATAGATTCCTGGACGTGGCCATAGTTCATTATCGAAATAAGCTAATTCTACATTATGGAAGTCTAAAATCTCCTCAATAGTCATAGACTATCTTCCCTTCAAGTAAATTTCAATAATATTTTGTATTGCTTCAATATCTGATTCAGTAAGCGGCTTACCATCGAACGTTTTGGCGTTTTTGGCCATTTTTCGTAGATCTTCAGAAGTGTATTCTTGGTTATCTTTTGCAATTGCAGGGTTATCAGTGCGACCAAGCAAGTAATCTGTTGAGACGTGGAAATAGTCTGCAATCTCTTGTAATTTTTCAGAACCTGGTTTGTTTCGTTTTAAAGCATAGATGGTATTTCGACTATACCCCATCTTTTCTTCTAGAGAATTTATTGAAAGACCTTGTTTTTTAGCAAGTTCTTTTATCCTTTCAAATGTTATAAACACTGATTTATCAACCTTTCTGGAGGATGACAAAAAATATTTTAAAGAATTTCAATAAAAACCGTTGACTTTTTACGGAGAATACTCTAAAATAGTTTTTGTAAGATAGTTAGTTAGTAAAAAACGAAGTTAAACATTTTACAAATCTTTTTAAAGTAGTTGGGGAACCGCGTAATATAAAAGAGTTATAAACGTTATAACTATGTTTTTCTTATGCCTCTATTTTAAAGTATACTCTAAAAAAATGTCAATGAAAAATTTAAATTTTTACTAACTTTATTACTTACAAGTTCTTTGACAATTGAATATCGTATGTGATATGATATAGGGGAAGTGAAGATAGTTTCGTCGCGCATAGGCGAACATAAAAACCCCTTGCAAAATCCTACAAATGCAAGGGGTTTTTTCTATTTTGCAATAGAAGCACTAATCAGCACTGTCATCAAGCCATTTCTGGATTAATAACAGGATTATTCCAACCAATAGCGGTGCGATAATAGTTGTGAAGATAGCTTCGCACATAGACGTCACCTCCTTAGCTAAGGCAGGTATAGTAGTGCCAGTCAATATTATATCATGTACGTTATCGATTGGATAGCGTACTTTTTTGTTTAAAAGTATAAAACACCACCTAGCTGCTATCTAGATGGTGCTACGGAAATTATTCTGCTCGAAATGAAAATGCTAGAGTGTCCGATACTCTAGCACCCACCAATTTTGATTAGCTCTCTGCCCATCGGACAGACAAAACAAATCTTCGCTGGATTGGGAACCAGCACTGCATGGTTTATAGGTAGCAACAACGACTCTATACCCCTAAGTCGAATAACGGCAATATTTTTACGTGTCATGCCACCACTCCATCTATCTCTAATTTAAAGTGATAGACATTTTCGACTTAGATTCATTCCTAGTTTTGCGCGTCTAGTCCGCTTCGGCTCCGAGTAGAGCAATGTGTCTATTTACCTATGAGAGCACAGTACCTTTCAAAAAATTCTGCTAACAATAACATCAGCTCCTTTCTGTAATAAAGGTACTTTCATTATAAGATTGTAAGTCAAAAAAATCAAGATGGTTACAAAAATTATTGAGCAGAATAACGATTTCCGTATATTTTATTAATATTTTCTACTTATTTTTGAAAAAGGAGGTATACAAATGCCCGATAACACAATCGCCATCGAAAAAATTAAAAAGTATTTGCTTGATAACAACCTTAAACAAGTTGATCTAGCAGTTACTTATGGCAAAGAACCGCAAGATGTGGCGAACATTCTTGCTGGACGAAAAAAAGACCCAGCATCAAATCGCTTTGTTTTAAAAGTTATTTCAGATTTAAAAATCAGATAGAAAGGCATCAAATGAATCAAATAATCAATATTACAGTAAACGATAACCATGAACCAGTTGTCAGTGGTCGGGACTTGCACAAAGTGCTTGAAATTAAAACAGCTTATAAAGATTGGTTTCCAAGAATGGCCGAATATGGCTTTGAAGAAGGTCAGGACTTTAACTCATTTTTGAGCAAAAGTACAGGAGGTCGCCCTAGTCAAGACCATGTACTTAAACTAGACATGGCTAAAGAAATTGCGATGTTGCAACGGAATGAAAAATCAAAGCAAGTCCGCAAATACTTTATTCAGGTCGAAAAGGACTTTAATAGTCCCGAGAAAATCATGGCAAGAGCCCTGCTGATGGCAGACAAGAAAGTACATAAATTAGAGGCTCAGATTGAGGCTGACCGTCCAAAGGTGCTATTTGCTGATGCTGTAAGTGCTAGCAAATCATCTTGTCTGATTGGTGAGCTAGCTAAAATCCTGAAACAGAATGGGATCAATATTGGTCAGAATAAGCTATTTCAGTGGTTACGAGCCAACGGCTACCTAATCAGTCGCCGCGGTGAGTCTTGGAATCAGCCAACGCAAAAAAGTATGCAACTTGGATTGTTTGAACTCAAAAAAACAGCCATCAATCACTCTGATGGTCACACTACAACAAATGTAACCCCAAAAGTTACTGGTAAGGGGCAACAATACTTTATTAATAAATTCCTTAATCAGGAATATCTACCAGTTTAGAAACGTAACAAAACTAACGAAGGGAGAAAATATGGAAGAGAAAAATTTTTTACTACATATGAAATGGATCTGATGAATTCAGTTGTAACTCTTCAAAAATCAATCTTAACGCAAACGGAACATTTGTCAGATCAACTAACAAAAAAGCTTCATCACCTAGAAGACTACAATAGTCCGATTGATGATGAAGCAATTAGATTGGCTGAGGTAACAGCAGAATTTTACAAGTTGTTAATCAAGTCTCCTAGTGTTGGAGCAACTGTCAAGGAGATTGTGAGCGAGGGACATAAGCGTTAAGGCCGTAAGAGCGTCATTGAGATTATCTGGATTGTAGTATTTGAGTTTGTGAGCTTTAGAGTTGCGATAAAGGTGAGCGATTGCAAGTAGCAAATTTTTTAATCCCTTATACTCACTTTGTTCGTCTAGAGTCTGCAATTTATTACCGTTGATAATCACAATGGGTTCTCCGGGTTTGAAACATTGATCTATCAGACTAGCTGAGTCCATTGCTGAGCCCGTTAGTAGACGAATACGATGAAAAACACCTTTACTTGCTTCAAATACGGCATGAAAATAGTTTTCTTGTAAGAGCTCTTGAGTGCAGAATTTTAAAACGTGAGGGTGTACTTTTAATTCTTTTAACCTACTATCAAGTGTTTCGAAGCGTTTTTTGGCCTCTGATAAAGTTTTTGAAGTAGTAGTAGTAACAATTTGTCCGCTATCTGATACAATCAAACCTTTTAGCGAGAGCGGAATGTTAATGGCGGTTCTTAACTGTTCAAAAATTGAAACTTCATTAATGTATCTTAAAGGATTACAGACGTATTCAATCACAAGTTTTATATTATCTGTATTCTGTGTCCTATTTAATATATCGGACATGAGATTGTGCACCCGTTTGTGCTTGTTAAATCCAGAATTTTGGTCGTTTTGGGGATAACCTAAAACTTCGCCCATTCGGGTTATTTCAGAATGCGAAACATAGTCAGATAGTATTTTACCGATTGTATCAACGAATTGGGTGTCAATATTTAACATAACAAACCTCGTTTTTATTTAAATTATACCACAGAAAGGAGAACCACATGAGACCAAAACGATATCCGTATAGCGGAGAGAAAAAGAGAGCCTATCATAAGATAGACCCTGAACTGATAAAAACCGGTAAAGTTGATTGCATCAATCTCCCTTAAGTACGCCAAGCTCTAACAATGCATTTGTCATAGCTGCGATAGTAGATTTAGAGGTTGACTTAGAGACATACTCCAAAATATTAACGATATGCTGAGCTTGCTTTTGTGTAATAGGTGCATTCATTTGATTAAGTTCCGCAACGACAAATTCAACTAATTGGTTGTCAACATTGAAATTTTGGTTGATATGTTTTGAGACAACTTTCATAAATTCTTTTGTATCCATAATTAATCTCCTTTCTTGCTTATTTGACTAAACAAGATTAGAAGAATAGAGGTCTCTCGAGAGATCTTGTTGAATCATACGAATATTATATCAAGACTATATTGAAAAATCAATATATTGTATATAAAAAGTTATCAACAACTACATGTTGTGCTTAGGAGGAATTATGTGGGGTAAAATCGAAGCTCTATTAATTGAGAAAAAAATGACCAAATATGAACTGTCACAAAAGGCTGGATTGAACCAAAATTGCTTGATTGATCTAAAGAAAGGAAGAAAAAAATCATTGAAATTTGATGATGTCGTTAAAATCGCCGATGTCTTAGGTGTCAGCTTGGACGAATTCAGATAACAAAAAAAGTCCGACGGCAATCGGACTCAAAACTAGATTAATTTACTTAATTATACCACAAGAGAGAGGATATTAATATGCCAAAAGCAGAAATTACTTATAGAGCAGTTGATGTTAATGAAACAGCTTCTCATGGTGATTATAAACACTTGATTCAACAATGGGAGGGGTTGACAGTTGCTACTGCAAAGCAGTGGGCGACAGAAATGCGTGATCATCCAGACTTTAAACAGTTTGTATTAAATCCAACGCATAGAATCGTATTCATTGATTACGAAGGATTCAAACTGTTTGTACAGTGGAAATCTCGCAATCGTTATAAAACAAAAAAAGAGACACTGTCAGAAATGCTTGAAAATATTAAATTCGAAAAAAGAGTAGGAGCATAACATGAACAAATTAGAACTATTTTTATTAGTAACAACGATCATCTTAGCAATCATCACTAGAGTACAACACGAAGTCATTAAAAAACATAATTCGCCAGAGAATAAACGCAGAATTTTTAGAGAAGTGGCTTTAGAAAACAGCAAAGGGTGGAGAGAGAAGCGTTCTGGAGGAAAGGTGGTCAGCTGATGCAGTACATTTTTCAAAAATACGACAAGTAGCTATACATCCGTTAGCAACGAATTTATAGATGATTGTGAATTATCCCTAAAATCAAAAGGCCTGCTTATGGTAATTCTTAGAAATAAAGAAGATTGGAGAGTATATCCAGAGGAATTGGCTAGAAGGTCCAGAGATAGCGTGAGAGTTGTAAGGACTTGCTTAGAAGAATTAGAGAGAGTCGGATATGTGAGAACTTACAGAAAATCTTTAGGGCGAGGGAAAGGCATACAATATTATAGATTTTGCTCAGATAAAAAGATATCCGAACAAGCATTTAAAAAAATGATTAGTGATTTTACAACTTAACGTTTTACAAAGTTGTATTTTACAAAGTTGTATTTTACAAAGTTGTAAAACGTAACACTAATAATTACTAACTTATAAATAAATACTAAATAACAATAAATACTAACAGATAATAAGATGATGCTGCTAGAAGGGAGTCGATAAATGACTAAAAAAGAACTTTTTGAAAATTTTCAGAAGAATTGGATGAGGCTTCTTTCGCCGTTTGAAATAGAGGATATCGATAAATGGATAGATGAAGACAATATGCCTGTAGAAGTTGTTAATGAAGCGTTGAAAGAAACAGTTATATACAACGCACCGAACCTTAGATACTTAAACAGAGTTCTAAACAATTGGAAGCGGCAAGGGATTGATACAGTCGAGAAAGTCGAATTTGCTAGATTGCAATTTGAGAATAAAAAGCTCAGTCAAAATAAAAATCAACAATCCAACGTCCCTAGCTGGTCCAATCCAGACTACAAAGAACCAGATTTAAAAGAATTTGCTCTAGGAAGCATGGACGGTATAGAAGATGGATCAGGAGATTTTTAATTTTTTTAACAAACAAATCAAAAAAGATTTTGGTAAAACGGCGAGTAAAGAGACTTTTGCTAAGTTTGCTAGTTACTGCGCCGAAGGAATCGAAAAAAATGGAGTTAAGCCAATTTTTAATTGGATAAACCTATACGCTTTTGGAACCGGTATGACAACAGCAGAAGCAGACCGATTAAGAATAGAGCGATATAAACAGGAGAATGTGTTATGACAAAACAGCATAGAGAAACGCTTATCTGGTACAGAGCAAGCCATCAAGAGCGTGAGAGATTGCTTGATTTCGGGCTTGTTGATAAATCACAGTACATGACACTATTGCGGCAATTGCGCAAGAAATATGCGATTTAGGAGAAAATATGACACCAGAACAAGCAGAAAAAGCAAAAATCAGAGCTAAACAAGAACTTGAAACGTTTAGCATATACCTTGATCAGGCAATTGATGAGCTCGGTGGAGTTCTAACTTCACGAGAAGTCTTTTTAGCAGCGGGAATAACATATCTTGGCGCAGGTCAGACAGATATACATGCTGCAGTCGAGGGATTATGTGAGCAAATCCAATGATTTTAAATTTAGTGAAGACTGGGAGAGCAACTAAAACACAGGAAGAGGAAATGAAATGAACATCAAAGAAAAAATTGTAGTGCTAAGAAACACTGAAGACGGAAGTTTTTTAAAGAGTTTCAAAAACAAAAAAGATGTACTTGCTTATAATGTGGAACTTACAGATAGCATTCAACTGGCATCATTTTTACCAGAAGAAGCTTACAACATACAAAAAGAAAAAATTGATAATTTGGCAGAAACGCTTGGGTGTGATGTTGTAGTTATCGAAGCATCATATGACCTAAAATTTATTGATGGCGAGGATGTTCCAGAGTTAACAAAAGAGCAAAAAGTTAAAAGTATGGTAAACGGAATGTTTGAGCAGGTTTTTGGAGGTGAATAGAGATGGCAAATCAATTATCAACATACACACACAAACAATTTTTTAACGCACCAACAATTCAAAAAGCTTTTGATGACGTTTGGAAAGGCGCCGGGACACAGTTCGCAGTAAGCATCTTGTCAGTACTACAAGGTAGTCAAAGTTTGAAATCGGCATCTAATGAATCTATTTATGCAGCAGCTATGAAAGCAGCCGTGTTAAATCTGCCTATTGAGCCAAGCTTAGGAAGGGCCTATTTAGTTCCGTACAAAGGTCAAGCACAATTCCAATTAGGCTATAAAGGGTTGATTGAGTTAGCTCAGCGCAGCGGACAATACAAAAATATTAATGCAGGTATCGTCTATAAATCACAATTAATTTCTTACAACCCTTTGTTCGAGGAATTAATCCTTGACTTTAGCAAGCCACAAGATGAAATTGTAGGGTATTTTGCCGCTTTTAAACTTTTAAATGGATTCGAGAAAGTTTCTTTTTGGACAGTAGAAAAAGTAACTGCACATGGAAAGAAATTTTCAAAATCGTTTGCTAGCGGTCCTTGGAAAACAGACTTTGATGCAATGGCTCAAAAAACTATTTTAAAAGATATTTTGAGTAAATATGGTCCGTTATCAGTTGAGATGCAGAAAGCTATCGAGGAAGATAATCAAGATTCAACGATTTCTACCCCAAAAGACATTACCCCACAAGAAGCAAATAGCCTTGACGACCTAATTGGTCACCAGAACGAAAATAAGGATGCTCCTAACAATTTAAAAGACGTAACTGAAGATTTACATGACGAAGAAGAAAAAACGCTCGCAGACGAAAATAAGACGGCTTTAGAAGATACGTCTTATCCGGCTGATGAAATCCCTGATTTCGACCAAGAGACAGGCGAAATTAAAGCTAGCGAAGGCAACCTCTTTGATAACCTTGGGGACTTAATGCCATGACGAAGTTAGACTTGCTCGGAAAGGACTATTATAGCCGTGAATCAGCGATTAAATACTGGTCCATTAGTCAGTACAAGCGTTTTAGAGAGTGCGAGGCAAGGGCGCTTGCTGAATTACGAGGGGGTTGGACAGATACCAGAGATAACACTGCGCTGCTCGTCGGGAACTATGTCCACTCTTACTTTGAGAGTAAAGCAGCTCATGAAGAATTCAAAGCCCAAAACGACTCTGAAATGATTTCGACCAGAGGAACAACTAAAGGTCAGCTCAAAAAAGACTATTTAGTCGCAGAACAGATGATTGAAGCACTTAAAAATGACAGTAACTTCATGGCCATATACCAAGGAGAAAAAGAAGCAGCAATCACAGGATTTCTTGGCGAGGTTGAATTCAAGGGTAAAATCGACTGCTTGAATGTTGAACGTGGCTATTTTGTAGACATCAAAACAACAAAAGGGCCGATTGACGACACAATCTGGAATAGAGAAGAGCGTGTCAGATGGTTTGAAGCTTATGGATATATTTTGCAGATGGCTGCTTACAAAACCATGCTAGAAGCTAAATACAATAAGCCGTTTAAGCCGATTATTTATGCAGTGACTAAAGAAACGCCGCCAGACACGAGAGCCATCAGAATCCAAAATGTAGATGCTATGCAAAATGAGTTAGACGATTTAGCCCAAAACATCAAGCATTTAGATGATGTTAAAAAAGGCCTAGAAAAACCTAAGCCTTGCGGTCATTGCGAGTATTGTAGAGCCAATCAATTAACACAAAGAGTAATGATTTTTTAGGAGATAGAAATGACTAAATACTATGTATCAGCTAAGATTGCAAATTTAGACATTGGTGCAGAAACTGAAGCAGAAAATCAACACATGGCTCCGATAGCGTTTAAAGAAACGTACGACCATTTACTTAGATTTGGAAGCCATAAGCTGATAATATTAGGCGTCGAAGAACTCAATTAACAACCTATTGCAAAGTGAAGCTCGACCTTTGCAGTATCAATATTTTCCGAGTGAGAAAGGAAAGTTGGAATATCGTCAAGTTAACAGGATCGATGATATGAAGAATTGCTACACTCGTCCTTGCCAATGCTCACACACAATTTTAGGGCGAGTGTGGATTTTAAAAAGGTGAAAAATATGGAACAAATCAAAATTACAGGAACAGGAACAGCACTAATTTTAGATAGAGTAAACCGAATCTTTGCCATCTCTGGCAGTTTGACTATGCAATGGGATTTTATTAGTGGTTTTAAAAAGATTGACGACGAACCGTCACTTGATGAAGATGGAGAGTTATTCGAAACAGCCTACGACCTCATTCTTGCAGCTAAACCCAAAACTAAAATCAATCTAACATCTTCATACTTTGCTAAAGAGCACAAGAAAGACATAGACGAAATCATAAAAGTATTCTCATTTATCGAAGATAACAAGAGAAATATCTTTGAAACCCTTGGCATTCGCGGGGTGCTTGAATGAGCAATCTAGTTTTATCGTTAGACATCTCAACATCTGGAACAGGGTGGGCCTTATTTAAAGGCTCAGATCTTATCCAGAGTGGTGTCTTAAAACATAAGAGTAAATCCTACTTTGAGCGCGGCCGCTATATGGCTAGTCAATTAAGGCTAATCCAGTCACGAGCATTAAAAAAATACGATTGCTATTTTAGTACAATCGCAGTCGAAAAAAACTCGGTTATGGGACCTAACCAGCAATCCATGCTTAAAATCGGTATTGTTACAGGAATTATCTTAGGAAGATTAATAGCTGATAACGTCGTGTTTATCAATGTATCAACGTGGCGTAAGTATTGGAAGTTTAGCTACAAAGACCGAAGCAAGAAGTCCATGAAATTACAGTCAAAAATAAAAGTGGAGCAAGAATTTAATAAATCGGTCAAAGACGACGAAGCAGACGCTATTTTGATTGGCTCATACTATGTCAATCAAGGCTATCTTGATGAATTGGAGACACATGACTACTACTAAAAACGAAGCGATGCGGTTTATTAGACAGCTAGAGTTAGCTAGCGGCAAGCGCGTAAACGAGTACTACATGAAGGGGTAAACGGATGACTGAAGAACAGATGATTGATTGCTTGCTTTATGAGTTAGTAAAAAAAGACAAAGCAATCAAAAAGAAAAGCATCATTATCGCTGCACTAACAGTTATGCTGATTGTCGTATCAGGGCTTTGCGTATCGCTTAAAAGCTATTATGAACCGCAAATATACGGACTACGTACACAGCTAAGCAGGACACAAAAGCAGCTTAAACGTGCGAGTGAGCAAAATCAGAGACAGACAAAGCGGATTGCTGATTTAACGAAT